CTCATACTTTCCTCCCGAAATCTACATGGTCCAGCAGAAGACCCGGCACAACACGCTGACCGGGATCATCGAGTGGCAGCTTTCCACCGGCCTGGACCTCTGGGGAGATCTCGTGCCGAGACGGCCAGCCACCCAGAAGGTCTGCATGTGGCGATATCGTGTGTTCGACGGCGGGAAATTTTCGTACGAACGTGCAACTTGCCCATTCTCGGGCAACAATTACTTCAACGAGGATGGTGTAAGAGTTGCCAATCCTGCACAGGATAAGTGTGGAAAATCCCTCGATGATTGTGAACTCCGGTTCGGAGTTAACGCCCCATTACCTTTTGGAGGTTTTCCTGGTATCGGCAGTAGTAGGGGCGGATAGTCATGCTACTCAACGTCACTCCATGTAGTTCTGTACTTTATGTTCGAGATGGTCGGTCTGGAGATGCCGTATTGAGCGCAAATTTCAGCGTAGGGCCTGATATCTGCTCGTATAGCTCTGACGTCGTCTTCTGTGAGTTTGACTTTCAGCCTCTTTCTGGACTTGGTGTCGAGGTTGTTGTCTGCCTGAGTTCCCGGAACAAGGTGTCCTGGGTTGCAGCATGGTGGATTGTCGCAGGTATGTCTGATGACGGTGCCGTGATAGCCATCGCCTTCAGGTATTGCTCCGTGATGCTTCTCATAAGCGCGACGGTGAGCAATGACGTGACGGTTCTCTTCTTCGAAAAAGCCGTATCCGTTGGTGTCAATTCCCCCCTTCCAAGGCCAGCATTCTCCGGGAGAGAGAATGTCAACAAGGCTCCAAAAATCGAGTTGGGCGCGACGCTTCTCGTTCATGCGGCACTCTTGGCTGCAAGTCGTCTTCTTCGCTTTCTTGGCGCGAACTATCTTGGCAAGACGCTCAAAGCTCTTGCCACACCATGCACAAGTGAGGGAAATATATGCAGCCATTCCGCGACTCCTGTTCAGTGCGGTTTCGGTCAGACCTGTCACGGGATGCCGCCTGTGACAGGTCGTTTTCTTCCAGCATCTTCCGGCTCAAACCCAACCTCACCGGCCTTCCTTGATCCGGGGGCCAACCGGATCAGGCGCACTGGGAGCGGATTGCCAACGCTGTCTCAGGGTGCCGGAGACCTGAAAACGGAGCGTTCAGCCGTCCTGGAGGGCTTGATGGGCCAAGAGTGCCAAACCGCCAAGCTCTCGTCAATAGCTAATTTGACTACCTTTTCACTCGTTTGGCGCGAGCCGCTAAAATCCCACCCCGTTCCCCCCGTGGGGGATATAGGGGGATCTTTCTTAAGTCTAAGTTTAAGTTTAAGTGCTTAAGCTAAACCGAACCTAGAGCAAACCTACAGCTTTTGCTGATCCGTTAAATTTCAATCACTTAGCGTTTCAGGTTTCGCAAATCTTCTGGAGAAAAAGCTTCAGAGGATTTGCCAAACTTGGCCGCGTTTTGTGCCGCCACCCCCAAGCCGGGAAGCCCCCTGATGCCCGAAATGTTCCCCGCAGCCTCCGCTGCGGCCATGGCGCATGCCGAGTCCGAGTATCCTAATGAGTGTGTAGGCGTCATCACGCTTGAGGGCGAATACGTCCCGCTCAAGAACGTTTCCGACACGCCCACGGAGACCTTCTGCCTCTCCGAAGAGGATGACCTGGAATACGCAACGCTGGACGACGACGGCAATCCCAAGGTCGCCGCCATCCTCCATTCCGAGTGCTACGGCAAGGGGGAGATCGAGGCATCCCTGATCGGCCCGTCCAAGACCGACATGGAGCAGCAGATCGCCACCAAATGCACCTGGGGTCTGACCGGCGTGATCAACCGGGTCGCGGAGCAGCCGATCTACTGGGGGGACTTTATCCTCGACACTCCGCTGCTCGGCCGCACCTTCGTGCCGCAGGTCACAGACTGCTGCAACGCGATCCTCAGTTTCTTCTGGCAGGTTTACGGTATCAAGTTACCGGACTGCCCGAGGGACTGGAACTGGTGGAGGGAGGGCGGAAACCTCTACGAGGATAATTTCGCCAAGGCGGGTTTCGTCAAGATCGAGATGGACGAGGTGGCACCTGGAGATGTGGTGCTGGCGCAGTTGCGTTCTCCCGTGCCAAACCACGCCGTCGTCATTCTCGATGCTGGCCTGATGTACCACCACCCGCAGCAGATGCTCAGCGTCCGGGAACCCATCGGCCGCTGGAGATCCTACGCCGTCCAGGCACTCCGGCACTCCAGCTTCAACGGCGTGCCGCCGCTCCCGCCTGTCGAACTGTCCAGCTATTTCTGAGGCGACAACTATGCCGAGAAAAATATATCTCCACGGCAATCTTAGGGAAAAATTCGGAGGTCCCTTCGAGTTCCATTGCGCCAACACCTCTGAAGCCGTGCGCCTGATCATTGCGAATTTTCCGGAGTTTCCCTCCTTCGTCGCCAGCGGCAGCTACCGCGTGATTGTCGGCTCCAGGAAGAAGGGGCGGCATCTCGATGCGACGGAGCTGCCCATGATCTTCCCGGAGAAGGACTCCATCCACATTGTCCCGACCATCAGCGGGTCCAAGAGCGGCGGGGGGAAGATCATCATCGGCGTTGCCCTGCTGGCCGTGGCGGCAATCGCAACCGGTGGCTTCGCGCTGGGGGCCACTGGGACGGCCCTGGGGATGGGTGCAAGCGGCTGGGGGTCCGTTGCCATGATCGGTGCCTCCATAGCCCTCAGCGGCGTTGCCATGCTGCTGACGCCCACGCCCAAGACCCCCAACCTCTCCCAGAACGAGAGGCCGGAGGACCGCCCGAGCTTCCTGTTGGGTGGTGCCGTCAACGTGGTCGAACAAGGGCATCCGGTTCCCCTGTGCGGTGGCCGGAACATACTTGGCGGCATTGTGATCAGCGCCGGTATCTCCATCGAGAAGATGCCGGTATGACGGACGCGAACGAGCCGAAGCCCGGACAACTCTACGTCACCAAACTTCCCGAGCCGAAGACGGTGGTCCACGGTGCCAAGGGTGGGGACGCCCCGAAGTCTCCGCCACCTCCAGTTGAAGATCCGAACACGCTTCAATCTCGCGCCACGGGCCGGGTGCTCTACGCGCTGGGTGAGGGGCCATTTCAGGGCATTGTTGGCGGCTATGCGGAAGGTGCCAAGAACATCTTCCTGAATGACACGCCGCTCATGAACGCGGACGGCACCTTGAACTTTCAGGGTGTGACGTGGGATTACCGGGTCGGTACCCCGGACCAGTCCTGGATTCCCGGCTTTCCCGCCGTCGAGAACACCCACTCCGGTGACGTTGGCCTGCCGGTCGAGATCAAGCGCTCCACTCCGGCCATCCGGTCGGTCACCAACACCAACGCCAACGCGATCCGGGTCGTCGTTGCAACGGGCGGCATGGTGGACCAGAACGTCAAGACCGGTGACGCCAAGGGCACCCGGATCGACTTCGTGATCCGCATCCGGAGACAAGGGCGGTCTGGCTGGGAAGCCCAGTATCCGATCGCCATCATCGGCAAGACGGTCAGTCCCTACGAGGAGCAGTACAGGCTCGGCCTTCCCGGAGACGGGCCGTGGGACGTCATGGTCGAGCGCATAACGCCGGACAGCGACCGCTCCAGCCTCGCCAACAACCTGTCTTGGGCATCCTACACGGAGATCATCGACCGCAAGCTCCGGTACCCCAACACCGCCCTGCTGGCGCTCACCTTCGACGCCAAGCTGTTCGGCAGCAGCATGCCGACCGTCACCAGCCGGTGGGATACCTGGGTCGTCAAGGTGCCGTCAAACTACGATCCGGTCAGCCGGATGTATAACGGGGTGTGGAACGGGGCCTGGAAGATGGCCTACACCTCGAACCCGGCCTACCTGTTCCGCGCCCTCCTGACCCACCGCGCAGGCTGCGACCTGCCGGAGAGCGCCGTTGATAGCGGCGCGATCTACGCCTGCGGCCGGTACTGCGATGAGTTTGTCCCCAGCGGCCTGAAGAATTCCGCTGGTCAGGACATCATGGAGCCGCGCTTCGAAGCGCATTTCGTGCACAATACTCGCCAGGAAGCCTACGCGATCATCAACGCGCTGGCTTCCGCGTTCCGGGCCATGGCCTACTGGGCAGCCGGAGCCGTGACCGTGGTGGCCGACGCTCCCAGAGATCCCCTGTTCGCGGTCAATGCCAGCCAGACCATCGGCGGCTTCTCCTTCAGCGGCCCCGCCGTCCGCGCAATCAAGACCGTGGCGCTGGTCAGCTTCCTCAATCCGGATGACCTCGACAAGCCGGACATGGAAGTCTACGAGGATTTCGATCTCATCAAGAAGTACGGCTGGAATCCTGAAAGTATTACCGCTTTCGCATGCAAGAGCCGGGGGCAGGCGAAAAGACTCGGCAAATGGTTTATTGAAGTTGGCAAATTAGGGGATACTCTTTCGTATAAGGCGAGCGTGGACCACCTGCACGCCCAGCCCGGCGACGTCATGGTCATGACGGAAAGGTCCATCGTCGGGGCGGACCTGGGTGGGCGCGTCGTCGGCGGCGGCACCACGAACGTCAGCCTGGACCGGGACGTCAAGATCGAACCCGGAAAGGGGTACACCCTGCACATCACCCTGCCGGACGGCACGGTCGCGCAGCGCAAGATTGTCACGGGTCCGGGCACCCACCGGAATCTGAGTTACAACAGCGCCCTGCCCATGGCACCCAACCCCGAAGCAACCTGGGTGCTGGAAGTCAGCGACCTGCGTCCGCGCCAGTTCAGGATTATGGGCGTCTCTGATGACGGGGACAAAGAGTACAGCATCGCGGCGGTGCCCTACGATCCGACTATCTATGCTCGCGTCGAGCGTGGCATCAACATCAAGCTGCCGCCCGTCTCCAAGCTGCCCAATCCCGGCATCGTCCAGCCACCGAGCAACGTCCGGGTGGACCGCCAGTACATCAGCACATCGAGCGGCTTCACGACCGCCCTGCAACTGTCCTGGGACCCCAGCCCGGACGCCTATGTCAAGGGCTACACGATCCGCTGGCGGCGGGACAACGGCAACTTCCAGAGCCAGACGGAGATCTCCGGCGCGACCCACACGATCTACGGGGAAACCTCCGGCAATTTCACCTTTCATGTTCAGGCCGTCAACATTGGCGGCGTCGAGAGCCGTCCGGCCATCCTCGATATCTTCATCCCGGACAACAGCCCGATCACGCTGATCCGGCCGACCGGCCTTGAAATAGAAGGGCAGGGCAACAATCATAACTTTAACGGGAGAGACCCCGTCTTCGTCTGGCGGGGAACCGGCCTCAGCGGTGCGTACGACATCGGTGCGGAACCCGCAGTCGGCGCTGGCTTCCTGGATAGCATCTTTCGCGACTACGAAATTCGCGTCTACGACGTCAAGAATGCTCTCGTATTCGTGGATCATACGCCGATCAACCGGTACCAGTTCGGTTTTGAAGTCAACAGCCAGATTCCTGGAGGGCCGCACAGAGCCTTCAAGTTCGAAGTGTTTATGCGTGACAGGTGGGGCAATTACAGCCTTCCTGCCGCTATCGAGGTGCAGAATCCGGCTCCAGCCGCCGTCACCGGACTGGAAGTGATCGGCGGCTACGGCTCCATCTTCATTAAATTCGACGCCCCCAAGGACCTCGACTGGGCCGGAACCCTGGTCTGGATGAGCGAGCAGACCGGAACGCCCGCCGGACCAGAGACCGTCTCGTACGATGGTCCCAACCGGTTTGTGGTCCTCCAGGTGCCGCCCAACGCGACCCGGTTCATACAGGTTGCGGCCTACGACAGCTTCGGTAAAACCGGACTCAACAACTCCGCAGAAATCAAGGTCACGTCCGTGGGCGTGGTCCCCTCCGACTTCCTTCCCCCCGCCGTGCCGACCGGACTGGCGCTCAGCGACAGCGTCAAGACGGCAGAGGATGGCACCAAGTTCTACGAGCTTGAAGCGACCTGGACGGCCAACACGGAAGAGGACTTCCGGGAGTATGCCGTCGAAATCGCGGAGGGAGACGGAAACTTCCTGCACTACGAGACAAACGTCAACCGCTACACCTGGATCGTCCAGGCTGGAGAGACCTACCGGGTAAGGCTCTCCGCCTACGACAAGGAAGCCAACAACTCGACCTACAGTGAGGAGATCAGCCACACCGTCGCCGCAGACGACACACCGCCAACCGCGCCGACCCAGCTTACCCTCACGCCGACCTTCAAGAGCATCTGGCTGAAGTGGCCGCAGCACCCCGATCCAGACTTCAGCCACATGGAGATCCACGAAGCACCCGTGAACGATAGATCCCAGGCCATCTATATCGGCAACGCGCCGGGAACCACGTTCATCCGGGAGGGTCTGGAGGGCGGCAAGGATGTCTGGTACTGGATACGCGCGGTGGACCGCTCGCGCAACAAAAGCGCCTTTTTCCCAGACTTGCTGACCGAGGGTATCGGCGGCAGAACGAAAAGGGTAGAGGAGGCGGACTACCAGGAACTCAGCATCACCAACGCCGTCATCGCCAACGGTGCCATAGATGATGCTAAAATCCTGACTCTCGACGCCAAGAAAATACTCGCCGGAACTGTGATGTCCGGAGAGGTCATCATCGGCGGAACGAACCAGACGCTGGCGACCGCCACACAGGGAGTCACCGATCCGGCAGCCGTCATCAACAAGGGCACCACTCGACTGCTGCCCGGCAAGATCGAGATCTCCGGCGGCACCACCCTGCAAAATCTTTTGTGGGGTCAGGACACAACCAAGATCGATGGTGGTAATATTGGCACCGGAACAGTGTCCGCTAATAAGCTCGTCGTCGGCTTGCGCGGAATCGAGGTTGTTGGCATCGTCTTCACTCCCATCAAGGAGGAGCACCGGGTCACCTGGACCACCGGGTACATCAGCCACGCCAGCAATGTTCCCGGAGAGTTCACTTCAGAAGTCATCTCGGCCGGTAGCGCCTCCTGGTCCGCCGGTCAGATCGTTTACCTGCACTGGGTTATCGGTTCCGGAACGATTCAGGGAACCACGGATCACAACATCGTCGGAAACCCGAACGTCGTTGTCCTCGGCACCTATATCGGCGCAGAACAGTTGCACATACACAATGGAAGGACAATCATAGATGGAAACGCGATCAGAACGGGAACGGTCGCGGCGGATCGTATCCAGGCCAACTCGATAACGGCGAACCAGCTCAGCACCCAGAAGCTCATCACGTCAAACGCCCAGATCGACAGCGGGGTCATAAACTCCGCCCATATCGCCAACGGCACGATCCTGAACGCCTTCATCACCAACCTGGAAGCCGACCGCATCAACAGCGGCATGATCAATTCCAAATGGATCGATGTTGGTAACCGTTATGACGGCGGCGGCTTCATCACAATCGAGTCGCGTGACGGCTACCGGCACTTGGCCTACTACGACCAACGCAACATTCAGCGCGTTCTGATCGGCCGTCCGTGGCAGACGGCGGACATCCTAAGAGATGGCCTCTACGTCCGGGACCACAACGGTAAAGATATCCTGACCGCCACCGGCCTCGGTGTTCAGATAGCGGGACAGGAACAGCTTCTCGGAAATTCGGTTTCCGTCGCGCACTGGTCAGAGGATTCAAACATCGCGTTCTGGACGGCTCCATCCACAAACGGCATCCAGAACATCTCTCTGTGGACGGTAAGAGTTGCCAGAGAATATCAGCCATGGGCGAGACTTGTCATAACGAGTGCCGGTGGGACTATTTATATTCCAGTCGGAAGATATTATGGATCAGTAGGCTTAACAGCTCATGATATTATTAATATGCCGATCGCCCTTTCTGGGTCACTATACCATCAAGCCTGGGTGGAAGAAATAAGCAACGTCACGTTCGGCGGCATTCCCGCAGGCACTTGGTATAAAGCGTCTGCTTATCCGTTCCCTAGAGAGAACCCTTACAAAATCACGGTTTTGGAGGTCAAGCGGTGAGCTTTCACTATGTCGCCGTCTACAAAAAGTCCACCGGGGAGATCGTCCATATCGGGGCGTTTTCCTGTGATGAAGGTTCCGTCGATCTTAATTTTTCCGCCCGCGTCAGCCAGTTCGGTGACGAGGAATACGATTTTATCGAAGCTTCAGCGGATCGGACCATTCACTACGTTGCCGTCCTTGATGATCAGAGGATAGTGATAGAGAAGCCGCCCATACCCTACAGCGTAGACAGGACGGTGGTTGTCTCTGGCGGGGAGGACTTCATCACGATCTCCGGCCTTCATGATCCGTGCGAGATCGTAATCGATGATCCGGACCCGCTGGTTGAAACCGTGACAGAGACCGTCACCGGGGGAAGCTTCGAGTTCTCCGCTGCCACGGTGGGTGTTTACACAATTGAGATCGAGAAATTTCCCTTTCTGCCGATGAGCCTTGAGATCATCGCGGTCAATCCGGAGGCTCTGGAAACGGCAAGCTATTCGTCCGACTTCTCCTACGAGTTCGGTCTATGATCAGAATCACCGCGACCAAGAACATGCCTCTTCTCAGATACCGGGGAGAGGATGCGGTTGATCAGGTCGCCAGTCAGGTCCGCGCCCGCTTCGCAACCCCGAGCAAGCACCAGATCTATTCGGACAAACGGCAGGAGGCAGAACGCTTCCTGAGCGCCATCGACAGCGGTGAGGAGCCGGACACAGAGCAATACCCCTACCTGTCCGCAGAGACCGGTGTCAGCGCCGCGACCATGCTCGACCTCGCCTACATGTGGCTGTCGATGGATGCCGCCTGGAAGAGTGTCGCGGCCCTGATCGAGAAGATCTCCATCGATGCCAAAATCCGGATCAGGCAGGCCAGAAACGAGGCGGAGATCACCAAGATCGCCGTGCAGACGGAAGCTGTCCTGACCGCGCTCGGAACCAAGCCGCCAGAGCCGCCCAAGGCTGACCCGCCATCTCCTCCCCTGATCGCGCGCTGACGCGGACTCCCCACCTTCTGGAGCCTTGAGTTCATGGCACAATACCGCACCGGGACCGTCACGGTCACGACCAACTCCGCAACCGTGTTCGGTCTGGGAACCACGTGGAAAAGCTCGGGCATCGAGCCGGGGCACTGGTTTACCGTCCGGGACGAGGGGATCACCTACACGGTTGCCGCCGTTCTGGCGGAGGATCAGATCGTCCTGAGTGCCGCCTACCAGGGAAACTCCAAGAACAGCGTCTTCTATCTGCTGCACACGGACTTCACCCCGAGAGGCTTCGCGGTTCCAGGACCGAACGACGTCGAAGCGACCATGATTGTCAGGCGCGCGATCTACGACATCGACGCCGACCTGACCCGCAATCTCGGCTCCAGCGGCGGCGGCTCCAGCGCGGATATCACGATTGCCAGCATCAAGGATCTGAACTCATCGACCGCGCTCACCGGGCAGGTCATGACCAAGATGGCGGACGGGAGTTACGGCTTTGCCTCACCAGCCTCGCTCAACGTCTCCCTAATCAACCTGACCAATGCCGGAGCCGGGATCGGGCAGGTTTACGCCGGGGTCAATGCTTCCGGCGCGCACCAGTTCCGCGCTATCCAGGTTGTCGGCGGCACCCTGACCCAGAATACAGACCGGCTGACCATCACGGTGCCCGCCGTGGGGGAAATCAACACCCTGGCTAGTCTGGGAAGCGCCGAGTCCGTTTCCATCGTGGCTCCCAAGACCAGCGCCACGCTCAACACCTACGGCCTGCGTGGCGTCAACGGTGTCAGCGTCGTCCGCGATCAGAACGACATCGTGATCAGCGGCAGCGGCACGGGCGGCGGCACCACCACCCCGACTGGAGAGGCCAATACCGGAGAGAACCTTGGGGCGACTGGCACCAACGTGGTCCGGGTCTTCTCCGACAAGCTGAACACGTCACTCCGCTTCCGCAGCCTCCTGTTCAATGCCGACCACTTCACGGTATCCGGCGAAACCACAGGCCAGTACACGATCACCGTCAGAAGGCAGAAGCTGTCCGACAGTCCGGATACGGACCTTCTCAACGCCTCTCCCGGACAGATCCTGCGGCTTGAGGCGGACAAGGTCTGGCGCGGCCAGCCGATGCCGGTTTCGGGAATACCGAACGTTCAGGCGGATGCCAACCCAAGTCTGGGAGGACATCTCGCAACGGCCGGACGCCGGATCATCGGCATCGCCGGAACCCTGAGCGGCATGATCGAGAAGCCGAAGCAAAAGACCTACACGCTGATGCTCAAATCGGCCAACCCGATCTCGATCAGTAGCGTCGCCGCGCAGTGCGGCACCGGCACCGTGAACTTCAGCGTTTTTCTCGGCATGGAACCAGGGGATAATTCGGATAACACGACCATCATCTCCGGAACAGCCGGAACAACCGGCGTCACGGAAATCATTCCCGGAGAAGCTTTGCAGGTTCCCGCCGGTTCTCGCCTGAGCCTGAGTCTGTCTCCACAGGGCACATCGACGGCGGATTTCGTTTTCTCCATCACTCACGCGAGCACCTGATCCATGTGGTTTTTCGATGAGGATGAGGAGGAGACGCTGGCCTCGGCGGATGTCAACTTGGACCTGAGTGCCGTTTCTCTCGCCGTTCCCCTGAGCCTGACGCGGACAACGGGAACCGCGCTGGGCCGGGACAACAGCGGGCGCTGGGTGCAGTTCCCCCCCAACACGCCGCGCTCCTGGTACGACCCCAGAACCCTTGCTGCCCGCTACACTCTGGTCGAGCCGGAGAGGACGCAACTTGTCTACCGCACACGTCAGCCGACTCCAACCGCCGTCCAGTCCAGCGCGGACTTCGACGCCAGCGTGCAGACGCCTTTCGGCCTGGGGGCCGTCCACTTCGTTCCGAACGCCGTCAGCGCCCATCACGGGTGGAACCTCTACTTCGGCATCAGCAGTCATGCCACGACCATCCCGGACAACACGACGGCGGCGCTGACGGCGGTGGTTCGGCCAAGCGGCATCTACAAGGGCATCACATTCTTCTTACTGAACAAGAACAACGTTTACTCCTCCGCCCGCTTCCTGCTCGAAGGTGACGGCTCCGTTGTCGAGACAACCGGTGTCACCAGCGCCGAGATCACCAGGGACACGGACGATTTCTATCTGATGACGGTCGTCAACAACTTCCAGGCCGGAGCGACCATGCCCAGTTTCAACGGCGGTTTCGTCAACAGCGCGGGGACCAGAACCTTCGCCGGAGATGGCGCGTCCGGTTACCATCTGGCTTACATCGGTGCGGAGATCGGTCCAGAAGCAACCTCGCCCATTATCAATCCGGGGACGTCCGTGGTCGTCAGACCGGCCGATGTTCTGACATCAACGGCGGACTGGATCTCTGGCGGTGCCAAGACAATCGGCCTGACCTACACTCCCTTGGGCAAAGCCGTCTCAACCGTCCTAAGCGTCTCCGGGACTGACCTGATGGAGCTTCGGAATGGTCCGGGGACCGTCGTGTTTTCCGCACTCGCCAACGGACAGCAGTCAGCCCTGATCAACGCGACAGCTCCCGCTGCCGGGGTGGAGCGGACGGTCGTCTTCACGGTGGCCGCAGGAAGCGCCCTGATGACTCAGGATGGCATCCTGATCGGCAGTGACAACACCGGAACAACCGTTGCCAGCAACCTCTCCTCGATCCGCTTCGGAGACAACGTCACCGGAACCAATGGCGGGCCGGTTCTGCTGAAGCAGATGAAATTCTGGTCGGAGGCGCTGCCGCAGGATGCCGCGATCTCCTACTCCGGAGATCTTACCCAGGAGTTCGAGGATGACGGCAAGCCGGTCATCAGCGTCCAGCCGACCATGGCGGTGATATCCTCCGCCAGTGTCGTCTCCCTGCTGGTTCTGATGACCGGAGAGCCGATTGGAACCACGATCAGCTACAACACGGTGGACGGCACGGGACTTTCCGGAACCGACTATGTTGGGGGCGGCGGCCAGTTGGTTATTCCGGTCGGTCAGACGTCCGGTATCATCACGGTTAGCCTGATGCCGCGCGGAGAGGTCTCGGACAAGACCTTCAAAATCATTCTCGGCAGCGCCACCGGAGCCACCATCGACAACGGCGTGTGCGAAATCCTCCTGCTGCGCAAGATGCCGGAAAACGCCGCCGCAACCACAAAGGCGGAGTTCGGCGCAACCCTGCCCGGAACATTCTCTCTCACAAGGACGTCTCCGGCGTGGGCGAGAGACAACGGCGGGGTGTGGACGCAATTCGGCGTCAATGGTTACCGTGCCCACTTCGTTTCTCCCGGAAGTTCCGGTCTTCTGATAGAGGCTGCCGGGACGGAACAACAACTGTTCGACAGTGTTGATCCCGGCTTCACCGCGACGGGCGGGTCCAAAACGGTTTCTCTTGGTGAAGTCACCCCGACAGGCACCAAACAAGTCCAATTCAGGGAAACAACGGAAGTCGGGCAGCACAAGCTTTCCCTTGTTCTGACATCCTCTAACAGCCAGTTGTCCGATGGTCCGTTCACGACCTCTCTGCTGATCCGTCCGGTGGGGTGGCAGTATTACACGATCACCGTTCGCGGAGTGGACAACATCTATAAATCCATCACCCTTGATCTGACCGGTCCCGGTTCCGTAAAACTGGTAGCGCCTGATATTGTCGCCACGCTGGAGAGAGACCCGTTCCGAAACTCCTGGTACAGCGTGTCTCTCGGCAGGCCGCAGGGAACCTCCTCGGGAATCTCCGTTCTCCTTGAGATAGCCAAGTCCGCGCTGGATGGGACCACCAACATTTCCGGAACCGGTGGCAATGGATTTGATATCGCGCATGTCCAGATCGAACCGGGCATCGGTCAGTCCTCGCCGATCATCGTCACCGGAGCCAGTGCTAAAACCGTCAGGGCGGCGGATGTGCTCAAGGCTGCCGGGACATGGCACCAGCGCCAGTCGTACTCTCTCGGTGTCCGCTTCCGGCGGCTAAGAGACGCGCCATCCGTCCAGCGGCTGTGGATGGCGAAGGATGTGGCACAGGCCATCAACGGAGTTGTTGTAAAAAATGGCGAAATGTCCTATGACTTGGCCGGGGCAGTCCCTCTTTTGTTCACGGAAATTGTGGCGAACGGTTCCCAGACGGTGTGGGAACTGCCGGACAGCGGGACCGATGGCGCTCCCTATACCCTGATTGTCGCGATAGACGGTGCCTTGCAGTCAAGCCACGCCTACAGCTTGAGTGGCAACACCTTGACGCTGAGCGAAGCGCCGCCGCCGGGTGCCGTGATCGATGTCAGGGGTCTCTCGCACGCCTCCGTCCTGGTCGAGAGCCTGGGCACCGGAACCCGGACGATCTGGACCCTGCCAGGAGGATATTCGAATGGCGTGGCGACCGTTCTGGCAATGATCGACGGCGTCATTCAGCCATCGTCATCGTATACCGTCTCTGCGGGGCAGTTGGCCTTCAGTCAGGCTCCGCCTCTGGACGCCATCGTTTCCCTGCGCGGCATCGGTCCCAACACGTTGCGTCACGAAACGGTCTCCACGGGAACGTCAACGACTCTGAGCATGCCGATCTCGGTACCTGGACCAACGTCTATCCTGGTGATGATTGATGGGGTGCTTCAGCTCCCCGGTTCCTACAACACCAGCACGGGTGTGACCCAGTTGAGCTTCACGGAAGCGCCGCCTGTCGGCGCGGTGATCGATATACGCTTCCTCTCCTCCTAGCCTCATCCAGAGACTATAGGGTATCCGAAATGCCAAACACCGCACCACGTGGCGAGTCAGTTACCGTCCTGATGACCGTTGACAGTACCTCCAGGATAGCGCTCTACAGTGGCGGCACCAAGATCTCGGAACAGGCGGTCGGTAACAACACGCCCTCGATCCCGCTGACGGTCGCGGCCCTGCGCTTCGGAGCCACCGAGCCGAACGGCTATACGCCCGGAAGCTTTCTGATCGAGCAGGTCTCCGGCTGGATAGCGCCGCTGGTGGAGAACAACGCCCTGCTGGTCTCATCCGATCTCAACTACGTCCCGCCCGTGGCGGAGGTGCCGAAACCGGTTGTCAGCATTCCGTCCAGCCTGTCCGTCAAGGAAGGCGACACGCTCCAGATTCCGATCACCAAGAACGGCGTCGGGGCCTGCTCCGTCCAACTCAGAACCATCGGCGGAACGGCGCTAACTCCAGCCGACTACACCGGCTTTTTGCAGGTCTTCAGTTTCGGGGCCAACGACACAATCATCAACGTGCCACTGGTCACCATCCTTGACGCGGAACCGGAGGGTGATCACAAACTCAAGATCGAGCTGAGCCTTCCAACCAACTGCACCCTCGGAAATTCGTCAGGAGAGATCACCATTACAGAGCCTCCCAGAATATCGGTGCCCACGACCGCGAGCGTCAAGGAAGGGGGCATTCTCAGCCTGATCGTCAGTAAGGTCGGAGCCGGGGCGTGCTCCGTCACCTGGAGAACATCCGCCGACACCGCTTTCGTTCATCTCAGCGATTACCTTGGTCAAGACGTTACCACCCTCTCCTTCGGTGCCAATGAGACACAGAAGACGATCACCGTCACCACCCTGACGGATGCGCTGGTCGAGGGAACGGAATACTTCAACATCCTCCTGGAGAACCCCACCGGCTGCACCATCACCACGGCGACGTGCAAGGTGGCTCTGCTCGACGCCAATTCCCCGGAAACGCCGGTCCAAACGGCCCTAACGCAAGCAGTCGGGTTCGCCAGTGCCGCCGACTGCGGTCTCGGCCTGCCAGTCTACAAGGTCACCAATCTGAACGATAGCGGGGCTGGCAGCTTCAGGCAGGGGGCAGCGGCGGGCAACTGCATGATCGTGTTCGAAGTCGGCGGGACCATCGAGTTGTTAACCCGTTTGAATGTTGGTGCGAACTGCACCATCGCGGGGGAAACGGCCCCCGCTCCCGGCATCACGCTCATAAAAGGAGATACCGTCACCACACATACTCAGGACACTATCCATATCGTCAAATCCAACATCCGCATTTCTCATATCACCTTTGAGAAAGGCTATCACGCCAATCTCAGTCTCGGAAATTCCGATGTCGTCATGATAGCGCCAGATCAAGGAACGCCTCCGAGTCCACAGCCAGTCGTTGAGAACATCCACTTCTCTCACTGTGCTTTCTACTGGTCGATGGACGAAACAATTTCACTTTATCCTGGGAATTACTGGATCTGTAGAAATATTTCCTTCCACGACTGTATCATCGCGGAACCGCTCTGGAAGCCGAGCACCTACGACAGCACCTTATCAAATCACCCAAAGGTGGACGGGCCACCCTATCAGTCTCAGCACAACTATGGGCTGCTTGTCGGTCACGAAACAAGAAAAGTAGACCTTCAATACTGTCTGTTTGCAGACATGGATATGAGGGAACCCTTCATTGATCGCTCTACTGAAGTGGTTTTAGCCAATAACATAGCCAACAACTGCACGAAAGGTGCCACGATCCAGCAAAATCCGGATCAATATGACTCTAGCGGAAAGCTTATCTACAACATTGACCTATTGGACTCCTCTGTCTACAAAATCACGTGCAAGGGCTATCTCTGCATCAGCGGTCCGAACACCGGAACCAGCATCTACGGCGGGTTTCGGTTTAACTCCTACCGCGTTAAGCAACCGAAGTATTCTGCCGTCCATGTTTCCGGCCTGTACGGGATGAAGGGCGGACCCGCCAACAGCACCTACCAGACCCCCAAAGAGGTGGTGACCTATGGCAGCAGTTCCACCGGCTATGACGGCGTGGTCGGGAAGCCGTACTGGCTCGACGGCACAGTCAAGAAAGCGGTCGAGGTCTCCACCCCGCCGATAGACACGCCAACGGCGACCGTAGGTCTGACCGGTCAGGAGATCTACGACCGCGCCCTTCTCAACGTCGGTCCCAGGCCGAAGGAAATCCGCGCCCTGATGGCCGGAACCATGACGATCGGAAACAAGGATGTCAGACGCACGGTCCAGCGGCTGAAGGACAAAACCGGCGCGTGGGTCAACCATCAGGACGAATACGGCGGATACTACAAGGCAACCAAGGTTGACCGCACCCTCAATGCTACGGCCAAGTTCCCCGATGGCACCCTGATCGGTGAAATTCCGGCCCAGCCGCAGCCCGCCACAGCCACCAGCAAGGCCAGCATGAAAGCGTGGCTGCGAAAGCACCTGGACCAGATCCAGAACGACTAGGAAACGGCCAAGAGGCGAACCCGCTCTCCAGTCGGGGAGCGGGTCCCTTCCCATGCCCGAAAGGAACGCAACCTCGTGTCTCTTATCACCGTCAGTCTGCCGCAGGTTCTCTCCGTCAAGGAAGGAGAGTCCATCCAGATCCCGCTGACCAAGACCGGTATCGGTGCCTGCTCCGTCCAACTGCGAACCTCCGGGATAACCGCCACCACGCCCCCGGACTACACGGATATCGGGGAAGGCCACCTCGTCACCTTCACGGAAGGCCAGACAGAGAATGTCGGCCTGCTGGTCACGCTCCCGGATGATCTGGTAGAGGGAGAGGAGACGATGACGGTCTGGGCGGTCAACCCGGACAACTGCGTCATCATGCAGGCCCGCTGCGACGTCACGATCACCGACGTCACGACCCCTCCGGCTCCGCCGTCCCCTCCGGAACTGCCGGTCGTTAGCATCGCGGAAAAGGTCAGCGGCCTGGAGGGAACCGACCTTGCCATTCCCCTGACCAAGATCGGCACCGGTGCCTGTCAGGTCAGTCTCGTGACGGCGGGGGACACCGCCCGCACCCTGGAAGACTACAGCGGCTACAGCAACGTGACGGTCAGCTTCTCGGAAGACCAGATGCAGGCCATAGCGACGCTGCCGCTGCTGGCAGACACGGAAGCCGAAACGGACGAGATTCTGCACATCTACGTCAAGAACCCGGTCAACTGCACGGTCGGCCTGGGCAAGGCGGAAGTGACCATCATCGAAGATGCCAGCAAGAACTCGGCTCCAGATCCGACGCCGGAGGAGCCTCCGGAAACTCCGGCCGAAGACCCCGGTCAGGGCGGAGAACTCCCGATACCCCCGACTGGCAAGTACCCGCGCGCAGTCGGCTTCGCCACGGCCATGTCGGGCGGTGCCGGAAAGCCGTTCTACCGCGTCACCAACTTGAACGACAGCGGTGCCGGTTCCCTGCGGGAGGCGATCAAGGGCGGCAATCGCATGATCGTGTTCGAGGTTGGCGGCTGCATCAAGCTCAAGAGCACGCTGCTGATTGAGGCGGATAACATCACCATCGCCGGACAGACCGCACCGGGTAGCGGCATCACGGTCCAGGTCAAGGAATTGCAGGTCAAGGCGTCCTTCATCCGGGTCGAGCACATCAATTTCGAGCGCGGCCACGATGCCAGCAATCTCGGCAACGCGGACTGCCTGAAGGTGTCTCCCGGAGCCGACAGCAGCCGCTGGTCCCGCTCCAACATCCACTTCAACCACTGCTCTTTCATGTGGGGACTGGACGAGACGGTCGAGATTTGGCCCAACGCTGGAAAGCTCAGCAACGTCTCCTTCACCAACTGCATCTTCGCGGAGCCGCTGTGGCGTCCGCAGAAGCTGGGCTACGGCGCTCACGAGAAGGTCAAGGCCAAGAAGCAGGGTGAGCACAATTACGGCATGCTGATCGGCTTCAACACCAAGAAGGTCGATGTTCAGTATTCCCTCTTCAGCGACATGTATATGCGCTGCCCCTTCATCGACCACGGAACCACCACCGTGATCGCCAACAACATCCTGATGAATGTGCGTCAGGGTGTCACGATCCAGCAGAACCGCACCCCGGCTCCGTCCGCCGCGTGTCTGGTCAACTGTCAGGGTATCCTGGTCATCTCCGGCCCGCAAAGCAGCGATGCCACGGGGTTCCGGTTCCACGCCTATCCCGACAAGTGGCCGTCCGGCTCCGCCGTCTTTGTCTCGAACTTGTACGGGTGGAAAGGCTCGAACGGTGCCATCACCCCAGGCACTAAGGTGACCTTCTCGAAGGCGCAGCCGACCCAAGGCTCCAAGGGTGTCAAGGTCCTCACTTCCAAGCCACCGATCCAGCCGCCCGGACACACTGTCAAGGCGCTGACCTCCAGTGAAATCTTCGACCGCATCGTCAACAACTCTGGGCCGATGCCGAAGATCGCCAAGCGCCCCGCCTCAGTGGCGCGGATTGCCAAGAAGCTCGCCACCAAATCCTCCGGCTGGGTCGATCACCAGTCCCAGGTCGGTGGATTTTCCAGCTACCCCAGCGTCAGCCGGAAGCTGGAAGACGCAGCCCTGCCTGACGGCACCAAGATCCCACTTCCAAAGCAGGGCGATGCGAATGCCGTCCAAAAGTGGCTCGACATCTTCACAAGCCTGGTGAGTTACGACTGACGATTGCGCCTCGACGGCGGGAGAACATCTTGAATGACAGACGGATATGAAGAGGACCTCCCTCCCAGAAAAATAAAAATGTCGAGCAATGCTGATCTCCTGGAGTACCGGATAGAGGCAATGGAGAGGGAGATACGATCCTTTCGCAATCAAGCGGATCGCAAGAACCGGGAACTGGACGACGCCATCCAGAAACGCTTTCACGAACTGGCAAACGACACACAGCGTCTCACCAAGGAGGTGGCGGATAACCTTGAGAAGAAGACTAGAGATATCGCCGACAGGGTTGAGAAGAAGGACAAGGAGATAACGGACGCCCACGAGAAAAAACTCAAAGAAGTTGAAGAAGACTTCGACAAAAGAACATCACGGATAGAATCCTTCCTGCTCGGTGGTCTGTGTCTCGTCGCAACGCTGTTCATCGGAGCTCTCTTCGCGATCACGAATGGCAAACTTCCGGGAACATCGGGCTGATGATGAAACTAGGTTACAAGATCTCGAGTCTGAGACTAAACTGGGACAGTGTCGTCAAGTGGGGCCTGATCGCCTGCACCAGCACGATCCTCAGTGGATTGATGCTCTGCGTGTACTGGCTCCTGATAGACAGGAGCGCTCCGGTAACGGTCCACTACGGCGAAGTTGTGCGCTTCGAGCATCAGGCAAACGACTCCTGGGTAATGATCATCAGGTGGCACGGAGACCGCCACCGGAAATGCTGGGGCAATTCGAAGCGCTGGATATCCGGAGACTTCGTGTTGCCGTTGCCCGATATCCCCTATCCTCCAGATCGACCTGACCAGGAAATCGGCCGCTTTACCTGGGAGGTGCCGATCGAGATCCCGTCCTACTACGTCAGCACCGGCCACACCACCGGGCAGTATAGCATCCGGATCGCCTACGCCTGCAATCCCCTGCAAGAATACCTCTTTCCCGTCATCGTCACTCCCAAACCGGTCGAGTTTGAGATCCCAACAGACATGCCGATGAAGAAAGTCAATCTCGATGCCAGTCAGATCGAGAATTTTCTTCCAGGGGACGTGGGAAAATGACATCCCATCTCAAAGGGCTTCTCCACATTCCGAGGCGTGATTCCTTGGTCAAGTGGGGCCTCACCCTGTTCACCGCCATCATTCTGGCCGGAATGTCCGTGTGCGTTTACTGGGTTCTCCTGGACAGACGGTTGCCGATAGAGGTCCACAAAGGCGAAGTCATCCTCTACCAGAAGCAGATGGATGACTCCTGGGTGTTCGTCGTGCGCTGGACCGGAATCCTGCGGCGGCGCTGCGGCGGCGTCTCCAACCGCTGGATCGTGGATGGGTTCCGGCTGCCGCTGACCGATATACCGTACCCGGCCGAGTCGGAGCCGACCCAGTTGAACGAGATCTTTACCTGGGAAGTCCCGGTCCATGTGCCGTCCTACTTCGTCTCGACCGGCCACCACTCGGGCCAGTACCGCGCCCGCTTCCTGTACGGCTGCAATCCCCTCCAGGAGCGGATGTTCCCCATCGTGGACAACCCACCACCTGTCCGCTTCGAGTTGCCGGTCAAAAATCAACCGGCGAGCGGTCCTGGGCATAACCTGACGCCTCCCACGAAGAAATGACCAGGACCCCGGAGGAGCGTTTTTCATGAGAGACCTGATCTCTGCTTCTTTTACCATTGCCGCCGCGATCCTGGCCCTGCTGACGCTGATTCCGGCAGCACTGATGGGATACTGGGCTGTGGATAGGAAAATGCCGATCCGGCATATCACGGGGCGCTTCGTGGCGTGGGAAAGCCTCAATCCGCCCATCGCCCGCATCCAATGGTCTGGAGAGCGCAACAGACTGTGCCTCGGCCAGACGGCAAGCTGGGTTTTCTCGGACGCTCCGATCAACCTGCCGGCTACGGCACTCCCCCACAAGGATGCGGTTACCAATGACGGTAAGGGGCCGGTCAAGTGGATGGAGTCCATCCCGATCCCGGATGAGGCGTTCGGCAACCGTGAAGGCAACATGACGCTCAATGTCCGCTTCACGTGGTACTGCAACCCGCTTCAGGAATACTGGCCGCTCGAAACCGATGCGCCACCGATCACTCTGCCCATTCCGGACAGCATGAAATAACCACTTTCCCACAGGTAAAATAACATGACAATTCCGCGCGGGATTTCTAACGACAATCCCCTCAACCTGCGCCCATCCGGGGACAAGTGGATCGGCATGCGGGTGGAGCAGACTGACCCCGGTTTCGTCCAGTTCCAGACCTCTTTCCACGGACTCAGGGCAGGCGCGAAAAACCTACTGACCTACTACCGGGTCCACAAGCGGGATACCGTCTCCGCCATTATTTCCTCCTGGGCACCGCCCTCTGACAATAATCCGACAGACGCCTATATCAGCACTGTGGCGAAAGCCATGGGCGTCAATCCGGACGGCAAGATCGATCTCAACGACAAGCTCACCCTGCGTCGCCTGATGGACGTCATGATCCGCGTCGAGTGCGGCTCTCAGCCGTACAGTGATGCAGAACTGGACTCCGCCATCGATGCGGCCTACGTCACGCATCAGGCGCAGCCGGTGCCGTCCCAGAGACCCCGTCCGAAATCTCCCACTGCCAAAACCCCACCGCTGGTCGATCAGCCAAGCGCCATGCCGACCCGCAAACTGGTGGTCGGCGGAATTGTGGGTGCATGCGCCTTCATGCTGATGGTGGTCTGGAACCGGATCTTCCCGGAAAGCCCGCTGACCACCGAGTACGCCACGGAAATCGCCAGCGTCCTCGTTCTGGCGGTGACCCTGATCACCCAGTATTTCGTGCGCAACCGGGCGACCGATATTCCTCCGGGAGAGGTTGAGCAAACCAGCAAGGAGAGTGAAGGAGAATGAAAACCCTTGTCACCGTAGCGCTCGTTCTGGTGCTCTCTGGATGCGTCAACCTGCCGCCAGACTTCCCCCACTCCACGGGTGCCAGCACGCAGCCTGAAACCCTCTGGGGGCGCGCTATGGCCCGCTACAGCGAGCGCCAGCACGCCGCCCTGGAATACGCCAAGACGTGCGACGCAGCTTTCTCCGCTGAAGTGAAATCGTGCGATGTGGTGGTGGATGAGATGGCTGAGATCGATGATCTCGCCGCCGCCGTTCAGAAGGATGGGGAACAGGCTCTGCTTCGGCAGGACTTGCCCCGGCTCAATCAGGCCATCAAGGATCTCGACGCGGTCGGAGATGAGATGGTCGTTGCAATGAGAGGTACACAATGATCCCGCTGGTAGCCAGCCTGATTCTGACCGGCCTGGACCTTGCGATTCAGGTGGAACGCAACCGTCACCGTCCGGGAGAGAGGCCGTCGCGGGAGGCGGAGAGCGCCGCCCGCACGGTCGAGCAGTTTCGTCAGCTTCTGGCGAGTGCGGTCAGGGAAAACCGCAACATGGCGGAGGACGAAATTCAGTTCTGGTTCAACCGCGTCAATGCGGACAGGAAGGAACTCAGACGCCGCGCGGACGAGAACTTGGCTGGGAAGCCCGACTGACCCTTTGGCTGGTCCGAGATGTGGGGGGAGTCGGTTTGCTGCCTCTGACCTGCTTATTCTTGTTCGGAACGCTGCCTCCCCTAGACGGCTCCCGCTCCACCCGCACAGAAACTTGGCGAAACGGATAGCTTCTGGACACTCCCCATTCGGTTAGTTTCCATACCGAAATCCACATATCCGCCTTGTCTGACCAGCGCTTTTTCGCTTTGGCGATCTTGCGCACCCGCCGCGCCGCCTTTTCTACCGCCCCGATCACCCGCGCCATCCCTTTGTCCCCAACTGCGTAGAACCACTCCGTTCCGCGCGTCGATCCCTTGAGCCACAGAACCCGGTACCTGTCGAGAAACTGGTGCGCGGAGAATTCCACTGCATAGGGATACGGCACATGGTCCATCTTCCAGATGCAGACCGGGTCGCCGCCCATGGTGTCCCGAACCTCTGTCAACCTCTTGTTGATGTCCCGCCTCTGGGTGACCCCGACCTTCACGATCCGGGACTCGTTCGGCATGCTTCTGTCCCAGAAAATATAAACCGTCCCCGTCATCCAGTCCCCGAGTCTGATGCGCGGCCTGTACCGCCGCACCACGCGCCAGACCTGACGCCACAACCATACCACGACACAGAATGTCAAAAAAATCGTAACGAGTTGTTCCGTGGTCATCTGTCCTATCCTGTATGGCAAAAGGGCGCCCCGGAAAGGGTGCCCCCGCTGGTTGCCGCTGCTGACTTGTTTCTGTTTGCCCGCTGGCTCTGCCGGGTGACGATCAAGCTGCTGATTCTGGGCATCATCTTCGTGCTGGCGATCATCTCGTTCATCCCGCATCTCCGGCATGTGGCATTCGGGATCAGGCGGCTTCTTTGTTGCCTTTTTTCTCGAAGCTGATCGATCCGTCGTCCCGCTTGAGGGTGGCGCGGACCAGCGGCGGACGTACCCAGTTGCCTTTCAGGTTCTTAAAGTTCCGATCCGTGAACCATTCCGTCCGCTTGAGGTGGAACACCGGGGAACTGGCGCGGAACATGTATTCCTCATCCTTCGGAAGCTCCTTGACGTCCTGCGGCAGGATCAGGGGGCGGCGGATCACGCCCAAGGTCTCAGACTGTTCCTTGACCCTCCAGAAGCTCAGGAAGCGCGGCATGGAGCGACTGACGCTCTCAACGGTCTTGTCTCCGGCGCGCTTGCTGACCTCTTCCATAAGCTGGAGATTGTCCGTGGCGTAGACGATCTCGGCACCCAGGTTCTCCAGGAGGGAGGCAGCGCCGTTGTCCTTGTATTCCTCCTCGACCTGATGCTTGGACTGGACGACGAAGGAGAAGTGCAGCCAGAAGCCGCGCGCAAAGCCGACAGCCTTGGCAATCGCGCGCATCGCGGAGATGCTGGTCGCCTCGTCCATCATGACGTGGACCGGATGCTTGATCGTCTCGTCCTTTTCCGGCAGGGTGTCGGTGTTGTCCTCGTAAAGCTGGAGAAAGAACATCCGGAGCAGGACGCCGAGCTTTTCCAGATCGGACGGCATGACCCCGACGTAGATGGTCATCTTCTCCCGGCGCAGTTGACGGAGATCGAAATCGCTGCGGCTGGTGACGGCGACGATGCGGGGATTGAACCACAGGCCCATCGTGCTGGTGACGTGACGGCGCACGCCGCTCACCACTTCCTCAGTGCCGTTGACATAGTCGGACAAAAGGTCGATGCAGGTCTGGGAGTAGGGGCGGCTGCTGGCGCGGCGTTCCTCCACCATGCCGCTGATCACCTCGATGGCATCGCTGCGCGTGAACAGGCGGAAGATATTGCCAGGGTTGAGCTGCATGTCAGGATCGTTCCGGTACTTGGGATCGGACGCGGTCTCGCACAGCAGGACAGCACTGCCGAGCCACGCCGAGCGTGCGCCGTTCTGCCAGAATTTCTCACGGCCATCGACCTCGGGGAAGAAGCTGAAGGCTTTGCTCTGGAGCTTAGAGATGTAGTCCGGCATGCCCTCTTGAATGTTGCCGACAGGGTTCCAGCAGTGAGAACAGCCGTCTTCCGCCAGCGGAGAGAAGCTGAACACCTTCTGTTCCAGGTTGACCTCACGGTGATGGGCCGTCGCGTCCTCGTTCTCGTGCTTGATGTCGAGAACGACGAGGCTGTAGATATAGTTGAAGCAGTTGCTCAGAACGTACGAGATGCCCTTGCCGGTGCCGGTCTTGGCGTAGAGCATGACATGCTCGATGCCGGGAAGCATGACGTACCGGCAGAACCAGCCGAAGAAGCCCATCGTCTTGCCGAGCAGCAGGCAGGTCGGATCGGGCTTGAAGGCATAGCGCAGCTTGTTCTTCTTGCCATCCTTCACGGTTGCGAAGCGCGCATCTCCGTACAGGGACTCCGGGTCCCGGCCGAACCGGATATTGCCGTCGCTGATGATCCGGTAGATCAGCAGAATGGAAGGCACGGAAGCAACGAGAGCGCCGACCATGAGCCACTGGTCGATCAGGACC